GGTATGACATCATCATCGAGTGACTGTGCATCACCCGATCCGAAAGTCAAAGTTGTCCTACCTGTCACACGGCTGCCGCTTGATGTGAAGCGGCGCGGCGCAGGTATAACTGACAGTGCATCTTCTACGACATCTGCATCGTACTTAGTGTTTGTCATTGCCTTGTAGACGACGTCGTGTGTAAGCGATTCGACTTCATAGTATTGGTTACCGTCGCTGTCAGTTACACCAATAATCTCAGACACATTCTGATTGGCAAGAGTTATTGTTCTAAAAGGAACAAAGCTGTCATCAATGGTGAAAGTTTCTGTTGCAATGCGTCCTGATGAGCAGATACCCACACCCTTCATGACAAATCGTGTAGGATTTCCTACAGCATCCTGCGAGAAGATCTTGTATTCTGTGGTAAGATTTCCATTGCTATCAACGACGCCAAAATCAACATCTTCTGTCAACTCAAACACGATCCCAGAGTTTGAAGTAACTTGAGTTCCTGCCTGAATAATTGGGAGATATTGTGTATTAGGTTGATAGTTGCCATTGACAACTTGTGCTGGAATTACTGCATAAAAATTGACATTGACTATGGCAGGTGATGCACCACCGATCTTGACTCCCGCTCTTCTGATCAGCCTCTCGACGTTATTTACATCAGTTGCTGATGAGAGATCTAACTCATTGAACTGGTAGTCAAGGTAGTATGACAGGACATCACCCGTGTACGCAGCCATGTCAATGAACATGCCCGCAACAGAGCTCTCTGACACATCTTTAATCTGGTCAGAGTAGTAGCTCTTTGCGTAGGTTGCAAGATTGTCTCTAAGGGCATCAAAATCTTTGCCAAGGTAAGATCTCTGGCGCTGTTGGCGGAGTTTTTGCTGAATTGTTGCCATTATCCCATCACCTCTAGTATGATCTTAACTTTCTGGTTATTTGCGCCGATCTTTGGGACGCTGTAATTTACTATGATTTGAAATTTTGCCTGCCCGTTTCTTGTCGACGGGAGGTTCTGCATGTCAAATGTGTCAAGTGTGACGAACGGCATGTACTTCTCAACCGTTCGCATGATTGACTGCATGACTGTCGTCTCAATGTCTGAGTTGGTCGAATAATCTGCCAAAATTAGCCTAAGATTACCGCCGTAGTCGTACAGGCCTAGACGCTCACCCCAGTTTGTCATGATCATGTTGCGTAAGTTGTCCTGAACCTGTTCAGCAACAGACGTGTGCATCTGGTATGGATTACCATTGCCCCCGAGCGACATCGGTGTCTTGATGCCAATTGGAAATACAGGAACAGCGGGCGTAGCTGTTCTAAGCTGCGTGACCGTCGTCCCGATATTTTTAAAGCTGCGTTCTGCCATCTCAGTTTATAAGTATTCGACTGCTAAGATCCCAGAATTATACTTGATTTTATGCTTTCCAGCGCGTCGTTGATTTGTGCTGTATAAGGATCAATTGGTGTTGAAAGTACCGTAGGAATAAGTGTCAAATTTGCGACAACAGGAGGAAGTGATAATGCTGCTGCTGCATTGGTAGCTGCAATATCGGCGGGTGTTGCTGCAGCAGACACAGCTGCAAACGCAGACGCTATCTGCGAAGTATCTGCAGCAACAGCCTCAATACCTGATTGCAATACTGCTGTTATATCTAAAATTCTGTTAATAATATCAGAAAATTGATCATATCTGAGGTAGGGTTGATCTGATGATGTCCCTGCCAGATATACCTTCCCCTCACTTCCTGGAACGACAACTATATCACCATTCGATCTAATGACGACAGCAGCATTGGAATTCTCTGCCTTTATCTTGACATCGTTTCTTGCAACTAATCTTACTTGATCGCTCTTGATAACAGCGCTAGCACCCTCACCACTCCCATTGATGCCTTCAATGTTGATGAAGAAATTGCTGTCTGGGTTATCATTCATCGCAAGGTATAATCTTGACTTGTCAAGTATGAAGTCAGTAGCACTGTCGGTGATTGCCGCCTGCGTCTTGTCAATTTCTTGGTTGCCGCGCGTGTTTCTGACTGGTATTGTCTCTATCTTGTGTCCTGCAACAATGTCAACAATTCCTTGGCCAGGTGAATTTGTAGACGATCCAAGCAAAACTGATGCGTTATTGGAGCCTTGGACAACAAAGTCGCCTGGCTGCCTAACCAACCTTGGAACTGCCTCTTGGATAAATTTTTCCTGGTACTCTTCCGACTGTGCGATGATTTGATCATCATTGAGAAATGCGCCTGACGTCTTCTCATATACGCTGTCTGTCTTGCCTTGTGGGAAGCTGGCTGCATTTTGGGTTGTTCCATTAAAGGCACTTCTAGCACCAATTTGTCGTTCGACACCTGCGCCACCAGCTGTGCTTGGTTGATTAACAATTCGATCGATGTGCGTGTAGTTTACATCTTCGGAAATATAGTCACCCGGCTTGCGGCACATCCAGTAGTATGTTTGATCTACTGCTGAGTAGAAAATCCAAACTTGCTCAGCAGGCTTTATAGGAAAGCAAAGATGTGCCGGGAAAAATGGGTATGCAATGTGTTGGTCAAGACGATTTGCCTCAATTATCTGACACCAGATAGAGTTGATAGGCATTGCATTGACATGTGCGCTGTTGACAATAGACGATTTAATGAGGTCAACTCTTTCCTCACTCAAAGCCTTTGGATCTGATATAAAATCTATCACCTTTGCCGTGATAAATCCAGTACCGCTTGTTGCTGTGTTTTGAGCATTTGTCTGCCTATCACCACGGTCAATACTTGGGATGACAAATGGTCCCGCTGCTCTAGTTAAAAGAGACATCAGCTCTCACCGATCTTATCATAGATAGCATCCATACTCATCTCCTTGCTCTCTTCCTGCGCGATAAGTTCAGCAAGTTTAAGGATTTGATCGTTAGCACGTGACATGCGCTCGATGTATTTGACAACTACTGGGCCCAAGATGTTGTGATTTGCTGCATTGCCCTTGATCTGCATCAGCGTGTCAGTAAACAGGATGCCAGCATTCTCACGGTCATTAACAGCATTCTCGTACACTTCCTTCCAAAGCATCTTCTTCTTATCTTCCGTTGATGTCAAACTATCAAGAATATCTGAGAATTGCTTGATCTTCTTCTCTTTATCATTAAGCGTGTCAAGTGACTTGTCTATCGATGACATTGCAAGCTCCTAGAAAATATCATATTCGCCGGTTACCATCAGATCTTTATAACGCTTTCTGATGCTTGACATTGAGATTGAGAGCTGCTTTGGTGTCAAACCTGTGATATCTCTAACGTAGACAAAGATTGCCCGTTTGTTGAGGATCTCCACGTCATCGATCTCATTAAAGATCTTCTTAATTGCTTCAATGCACTTGATCTCATTCTCACACGTCATATCTGACCGGATGTCTTCAAGTAGGACAAAGATGTTAGTAGTCGTGTCCTCTTTAATCAAATTGGCATCTTGGTTCTGATCGACTGAGTAATTCTCAAGATCAATCAGATCGATCTCGCTGATTGCATCCTTGTCATCGATGCTGCACATCCTCTTGGCAGCCTTCGCACGCTGGCGACTCTTGACAATGAGCCAGTTTTTGGCGACGACGTTGAAATAGCTGAACGCCTTTGTGCCACGTGTAGCGTCAAACTTCTTCAGCGTCTCAAACAAGAATGTGATGCAATCGTTCTTAAGATCATCAAAGTTTCCATGTGTCACATTGAAACCCTGTATAAAGATCAGATTTTCTACAAGTTTATCAAATGCCGGAAGTATCTCTTGAACGTAGATAGCCTCTCTCTCATCATCACATGTCTCGCTTTGAAATCTCACAATAGCATCATGAGTGCCTGCGTGGAAGTAAAGCTTCATACCGCCCGGGGACGATGATTTAACTGTCTTCTTCTTGTGTGTCATCATTGTCCCTTAGCGTTTGTGTTAAAGCACCTGCAATCTTGAGAATAGTTTGCTGTGCGACTTCAATGTCTGCAATGACCTGTCGAACCTCAACAGAGTCGAAAAAAACAGGGATCTCTAAAATCTTAGAGATCCTTCCGTAGATGACATCAAGCTCATCAAGAGAGCTTTCAATCGTGTCTTCAACATTGATGATTATCTTGCCAAACTTGTAATTATAGTAAACAGAAATGCCTAGCAAGGTTGACAAGATTAGACACGTTATGATCAGAAACGCAACCAGCATTATCTAATCCCCAAAGCATCTGTGAGCTTTGCATAATTATCAAGTATTGCAGATCTTGAAAAAGTTTTTTGGCACTTTACAGCAAGCTCTTCGGCCCATTGACGAGGAGTGATATAGCTCTCCTTGAACTTTGCTAGCCGCTTCTTGAAATCTGCCTCAAGAGGCTGTGCCCACTTTGTGCCTGCCATAAAGATGTTATTATCAACTCGAGATGCTGGAATGTCAACCAGCGTAAAGTCAACTGGGATAAACTTTCCTAGCTTCATGAAGTCAAGGTGACCTGACCAGTTCGTCGTAATGACAGGTAATCCTGAAGCAGATGCCTCGAGGAGGGGCAAGCCAAACCCTTCGCCTCTTGTCAGGCTAACTAGGCACTTAATGGTTGGGTGTCTGTACAGCCCTGCGATCTCAGACGACGTCAGGTTGCCGTGCAGAATATGGATACGTGGGTATGGGCCGCGTCTATTCTGGTTGATAAACTTTTCAATGTTATCTTGCGTGTACTTCCGATCAATTCTTGTGCCACGCCCAAAGTTTGTCTTTAAGACGATGCCGACGTCCTTGCTGTCCTTGAAGACGTCAAGCATCCACTTCAATGTGTCTAAAATATTCTTCCGATCATCCAAGCTATTCTGTGCTGTCATTTGTGAGACAATCAGAAAATTGAAGCTAGTTGAAAGTGGCAAATCAAATGAAGGTGCATTATCAATCTCAGGCATGTACCACTCACCGATCACGTGGATGGGTGTTGTCACATTACCAGATGATACAAGTGTCTTCTTGACGTGCTCAGAAGGAACTATGACAACGTTCATCTTATTGACCGCTTCGATCCAAGCTGGGTTGCATCGATCAGTTTCAACAGCAGCTGTTACACCAATGTTATAACTTGCGATCTTGGGATCCCATTCATTTGGGAGCTGAACCTGGATAGAGATGTCAAATCCTGATGGCTGATTTGTCGAGCATGACATGATCTCTTTGATGAGGCCATTCTCAGCAGCTGGATTGATTATCCATGATGTATTGCCCCAGTTCAAAACTTGTGTCTGAACTGTCCACGTATCAATAGATTTAGCCCACTGGAAAATTTGTCTAGAATGCTCACCGTAACCTGAGACGCTGAGGAGTGGTGCTCTTACAATTACCTTCTTCATTAGATCTCCTTGGCCTCCCAGCGCTTGTAGGTGTTTCTCCAGTTCTCTATTGTATCTTTCATTGTCTGGTGCCAGTCATCAACCGTCTTCTGGTAAGAAAATTGAGATAGCGCATAATCTCTCACCTTCTTGCGAAGCTCATTCTTCTCTTCAGGCGACTTCTTAAAGAGCCTATAGAGGCCTTCGGCAGCAGTTTCTATAGTGACGTAATCCTCGTAGATATAGGGCACCATCTGTGAGCCTACGAGTGTCTGGAGTTCTACAGGCAGGGCGACCCCGTTCTCTGAACCGTCTCTGTGATCCACAACTTGGCGTGTTAAGCCGCCTGTCTTGACAGCAACAATCGGTGTTCCTGCTTGCATTGCTTCGAGGGTGCCTAAACCGAAGCCCTCGGCGTAGGATATGTTGATGCAGCAATCTGAGATATTGTATAGGACGTTCATCTTGTCAAATTCAATGCGATCCTTTGAGAAGAACACGTTGTCCATGATGCCAAACTCTTCGGCGACGGCAAAGAGATTTGGCCCCTCTTGATCGAGCGGATCTGTGTGCATGATCAACGTTGCTTTCTTGTGACCGTCTTCTCTCTGCATCTTATCGAGCATCTGCTTCCATGCTGCAAGGACGTCTGATGGACGCTTCCGTCTTGCATTTCTGTTGACCCAGATGCCAACGAAATGATCCATTCTATTGGAGCCGAGCAAGTTTCGCTTATAGTTGGCGCGCTCTACATCATTCAATGGAAAGAAAACATCATCAGGAATTGCATGGGGAATAAAGTTCGTCCGGTCAGGAAAACGATCCTTAATCATCTCATACGTCATGTACGAGTGACAGTTGATCAAATCTGTGGATTGGTACAGCGTCTCATTGAACTTTGGATATGGATGATTATCCCAAACGTGCCACCAGAGGATAGGGCACATCTGATGCACCTCATCCTCCATCTCAAAGAGCCAGATGAAAAAACGTGGATCTGTGAAGATCAGAATAGCATCTGGCTTCTCAGTTGCGAGTGTAACACGAATAAGATCTCTATTACCAAAACCATCAATTGGCTTGATAATGAGATCTTCATTCACGACGATAGTTCGGTAGTCGTTGTGCTTCATGGCGGCACCGAACTGTCTAAACGTCCACTCACCCTTCTTGACAAGGCCGTTGAGCAAGTGTCGTGTCTGTGTGCCTACGCCAGATGTTGAGAGCGCATGATCCGATAGGACGATGATTTTTTTCTTCTGCATGTGGTTATTTCAATAATAACCACCTATTTATAAGAGGTAAACGCTGCAAACTCACTTGAGCCACTGCAATGCTCAGTATTTTTGTAGTCACAGTAAGTGCAAGACATCCTATTCTTGATCGGCTTGTTTGCCTTGACGCCTGAGATCATAGAATTAACCATCTTGGTTGCTTTCTCGAACGCCTTTGGGCCTACAGACACCTCGACAAGCTCGCATGCCTTACCTGGCTTTGCTCCGCGCTTTAGAAGGACGAAGCCGCACTTGATTTCCTTAGCATCAAGATCAAACTTTCTTGAGCAGAAGTACTTGTAGAGTGCAATTTGCGCCTGGTAGATGAAATCCTGCTTCTTATCAGTCGACCAGCCACGTGCAGATGTTGTCTTCCAGTCAGCGATCCAGAGGATCTCTTTACCGCGCGAGTTCTTTGCTCGAAACATCGCGTCAACGAAACCCTTGAACTTGACATCAGAACCTGGTATCTCTTCATAGAGTTCATGTTCTGACGCCATGAACTGCCAATCAGGAAATGTGTCGTCGAGAAACTGCGGGATCTCAGATAGGATCTGCTCGGCTTCCTTGATCCAGTTTTCTGGCTTCTCAAAACCCTTCTGCTGCCATGTCGTAGTGATGGCATTGCGCATGCGGTCAAGGTTAAATGTTCTATGCTCTAGATAATCCTCAAGTTCAGCGTGGACAATTGTTCCAAAGTCAATATTTGGGCTTGGTTTGAACATGTCAACCTTGTCGATATAGACAAGCTTGTGTCGCCATGGACACTCCTTCCATGTCTTGACTTCAGAGTAGGATACGTGTGGTTTGCCAGTTGGGAACGTAGTCACTTATCTATCTTAGTATGCTAAACTAAGATTTATTCTTCTTGGACACAGCACGTCCCACTTGCCGCTCCCAGTCACGATCATCTGGGGCACGAACTTCAAGATTTTTATCCCAAGCAGCCTGCATTACCTTTGGATCAATTCCATGTTGGCGTGCAACGCTCATGAGCGCATTAATATCCTTTGGGAAGCAGTGTCCACCGAAGCCTCGAACATATCGACCATCGTGAGTAGGAACAGGTCCGGGTACTGACCAATGTGTATTTCCGAGGCGACAATCAACTTTAGCATATTCAACAACCTTATCATAATCAATGTTGTGCCCATCTTTATCAAGAGCTTCGCAGATCTGTGCAACTTCATTTGCAAATGAGACCTTCACAGCGAGCATACAATTTGTTACATACTTTACCATCTCTGCTGTAGTAGAAGATGTCTTAATAACAGGAACTCTTGGGAATGCTGTCTGGAAGATCTGTTTTACCTCATTAATCCACGGGCGGGGACCACCAAGGATAATTCGATTTTGATTTCGCATGTCTTCCAATGCGTTTGCTTCTGTCAAAAATTCAGGATTGAAAATGACATGAAGCCCTTGCGGGCCATATCTTTCATTCCACATTTCTGTAGATCCTGGGGGCACTGTAGACTTAACAACTGCAATTCTTTCTCCTGGAATTGCAGCTAATTCTTCAAGGACGCTCTCGACAATACTGAGATCTGCTGAACCGTCTTCGAACATGGGCGTAGGTAGGCAGACAAAGTACACGTTCGAGAAACCTGGCGTTCCGCCACCTTCATTATCTAGTACCAACTCTTTGATGGAGCTTGGATAACCTGCAGCGAAGTCACCATGACTAGGTAATGCACCTTTTGCGTATCTTCCTGTCTTATCGTAGGCATAGACGTCAAATCCACGCTCAGTAAAGACCGTAGTGTGACTTCCTCCTACAAATCCTTGACCAATGACAGCTATGCTCATTTTAGCTTCGCCATTTCATTTTTTAAGTCAGCCTCATACATGAGCTTTGCGAGACCCTTGAAAGTTGTTTTTGGTGTCCATCCAAGCTTCTCCTTTGCTTTAGAACAGTCGCCCTCAAGCCAAGGAACTTCATGAGGTCGTCTTAACCTCTCGTCAATGACCAGATGTTTGTCGACATCAAGACCTGCAATCTGGAAAACTTCGTCTAGAAACTCGCGAACAGTGTGGGTTTCTCCAGTAGCAACGACATAGTCGTCAGGCCTGTCCTGTTGGAGCATGAGCCACATTGCCTCGACGTAGTCCTTGGCGTATCCCCAGTCGCGAAGCGCGTCGAGGTTACCGAGAGCAATCTTGTCTTGCAGGCCGAGCTTGATTCGTGCTGCAGCAAGCGTGATCTTGCGAGTGACGAATGTCTCACCGCGGCGAGGACTCTCGTGATTGAACAGGATGCCAGATGATGCGTGCAGCTTGTGTCCTTCTCGGTAATTTCTTGTGAGTCCATGAGCAAAAACCTTGGCACAAGCATAGGGTGAAGCCGGCATTAGACGAGTCTCCTCATTTTGAGGATGTTCAGGATTATCACCATACATCTCTGAAGATGATGCCTGATAGAAGCGACATTCAGGCTGGACGGTACGAATGCACTCTAGAAGACGCAATGGGCCCATAGCAACCGCATCAACTGTCTCTTCTGGAACATCAAATGAGACACGAACATGTGATTGTGCAGCTAAATTATAGACTTCATCAAACTTTTGCGTCGAGAAGAGGCGATAAAAAGCACCCGAATCGTTCATAGATCCGTAGACAAGCTTAAAGTTTGGATTCTCTAGAAGATGATCAATGCGATCTGTGGCAAGAAGTGATGTTCTTCTCTTCATGCCGACAACATGATATCCTTTATCAAGCAATAGTTCTGCTAGATAACTTCCGTCTTGACCCGTTATTCCTGTTATCAAAGCTTTTTTTGTCATAAGTCATCTATGTTACTTAATGTTTTATCATCAATAAAAATATCATAATACGGCTTATCACATCTTAATCTGTGATATTTTGCACCCCACAAATCAAGCTGCTGCTTAGTAATATCATGCCAATCGATCCCTGTTGTACTTCCTCTTGCTGTCCAATAGACAATAGTATTACCTTGATCATACAAATTGTTTATCTTTTCAATTTTATCGAGGACTGGGATCGCCTTTTCATAATTTCGCTGTTTTGTATTGTAAAAACAGATTGTCTCGTCTATGTCAACATAAATTACTTTAGGCAAGATCAGATACCTTCCTAAGCTTCTTCAAAATTGGAACTTCTGCATCATAGACGATCTTTTCGCCCGTTCCAATCATTTTCTCAATATTTCTGATCCCAGAGACTAGCACGTCTGCATTCTCAATTGACGCTGACTGGTCAGATCCATACATTGTACGATCTAATGTAATGTGAAACTCAATACACTCAGCAGATCTTGCCGTAGCAGCAATGCACGCGTCATGTCCATTGTAGTGATTTGAGAAACCAATTTTCTTATTAGGATAGCGATACTTGAGTGTATCAATATACCTTAAGTTGATCTCGTCAGGTTTAGATGGATAGGTACTTGTGCATGCTAGAACATGAGTCAAATTATTTCCCAATATATCAACTGCTTTGTCTATTTCTTCTTGCGTCGACATACCTGTCGAGAGGATGATTGGCTTTCTTGTTTCTACAAGAGCATTCAAAAATGTTTTGTGAGTCAAAAGTGCCGATGCGACTTTGTGGAAGTCAACATTTAAGTGATTTTCAATTAACTGGAGAGATACAAGATCCCAACAAGACACGCCAAAGTCTAAACCTAATTGCTTAGTGTAGCTGTAAAGATCCACATAATCATCTATAGAAAGCTCAAGTCCTATCTTCTGATCTCTATTGGTCTTACCCCATGGACTTTCGCGTAACGCATCCAACTCTTCTTGTGTATAGACAGAGTTAATATCTCTCTTTTGAAATTTAACTGCATCACATCCTGATTTTTTTGCCTTTAGAATAAGCTGCTTAGCAATATCAACGCTTCCGTTATGATTTATACCAATTTCTGCAATGACGTAGATCTTTGACATATCTTCCTCTAAAATTATTTTATCAATCAATCAAATAGAGTTTAAATTTCAATCACCTTTTATAACTCTGTAGCTGTCTTCATCAAAATGCTGAGTTGAGAACTCAAATAATTCTGAGTCTTCGAGAGCAATCATCTGATGTCGTAGACCCACATAAATGTGAAAGCCATCACCTGGATTCAAGATTACTTCTTTCGCATTTTCAATGCTATCTTGTTCAGAATATTTTACTATCATTTTGCCTGATTGTAGATAGAAAACTTCATCTTTTATTTTATGGTAGTGCCATGAGCACTTCTTGCCTTCATTGAAGAACAGTAGCTTACCACAGTATTCCGTCTTATTGACAATCCACCTTTCATATCCCCAACCTTTATCAACGTGGTGCATTTTTACCATACCGTCTTACCTCCATCAATCACAACGTTTTCTCCTGTCATATAAGAGCTTGCATCAGAACATAAAAATACGACGGCGCCCTTGTATTCATCAATATGCGCCATTCTTCCCATAGGAATTATTGATGATAATTTCTCAACAAAGTCTTCGGGATGATTATTGAATACACCTGTTGGGCTAATGCAATTTACTCTAATTCCTTCTTTTGCAAAGTAGACAGCTAGATATTTTGTCATACCAATGATTGCCCATTTTGCTGCCGAATACGTAATGGGCTTAACGTTTTGCTGCTCTTCGGGTAGACCAATCTTACGATAAATTCTTTGATCTGGTGCGATAACACCTAGGTCTGATGCGACATTTAGTATTACACCACTCTTTCTTTCTTTCATTTGATTTGAAAATACTTGAGAACAAATAAACGTTCCATTCATTGCAGCATCTATTCCTTCTTTCCAGTAATCAAGAGTCATGTTCTCAAATCTAGATGCAACCGTAAGACCTCCATCTTTTTTGACTTTTGGGTCTTTAGCGGCATTATTAATTAAAATATCAATTGGTCCGCATTTTTGGCAAACATCTTGTACTTCATTTTTATCTGTAACATCCATCTTAAACCATGATGTTACATCTTTACCATACTTATTATTTAAATCATTTGATCTCTTTTGAACAAGATCAGCATGATGATCAGTTAGAACAACAAACGCACCTGCATCGATAAGAGCCTCAGCATGTTTTGGCCCTAAAAGTCCTGCTGCACCTGTTATAATTGCTCTTTTTCCTGTTAAATCAAATTTTTTCAATGTTGACATACAGAGATCTTACAAAGTCTGCATGTTTTTTACACTGTGCTAGTTCATTCCCGTCAGATCCTCTACAAAATTGCATTGTAAAGTCTCTATCATATCCTTTGGTGATCAAGAGATTAAAAATAGTGTGAAAATCTGCGTCACCTGTTCCTGGTTCTACTGATTTTCCGTGTATCTTTCTATCTTTAAGGTGAACATTGCTGATCTTATCATAAAAATTTTGTATATATGTTTGATGATCTAGTCCACATGCTGTTGTATTTCCAATATCATATGTCAAAGTTATGTTATTACGTGTTAAAAGACTTGGTATTTTTTTCAAAGAAAGCTCTGTTTCTAAAGAAAAATTTATATCATAATTTTCTTCTGCAAAATTAAAAAAAATCTTTATAAATTCGCTACGTTTATTGTCATCTTCAACTGATGAATCTTCAAGTAGAGGAATTGTGATTCTTTTAATACCTGATCTTCTAGCGGCATCGCAAACTGGCCCAAGCGAATAAATTAGAAAATTTTCATTTGCAATTTGATCATCAACAACGTGATCTGCACAGATGCTTGATATTGGAAATTTACTAAGATCATGTGTGAAGATGGGATTATCATTAAATGATTTTTTAGTAACAATCCACTCAATGTGTTTTAAACCTGCACTTTCAAGTTGATCAAACTCATCTTGCCACTTTACAGGACATTCTTGAAAACCTTCAATTGGTCTACTCAAGCGCCCTTGAACAATGCCAAGATTCATTTGTACCTCAGCTGATATCCTGAGCCTTCTTTGCCTTTAATTGTGTCGTAAAATCTCAGCTGTCCTTCAATATCAAGACCCACGTTATCACTCCATTTTTTCATAATCATTCGAGTGATAGGTCCATAGCTACCATCACCTATTTTTTGACCATTATATCTCATGACAGGCAAAATACAAAAAGGTGTTGCAGTCACAAAGCTCTCGTCTGCATTCAGCAGGTCATATGGATCAATATTCTTCTCAATGCATTGAATCCCAAGCTGATTACAAATATCAAAAATATACTGTCTGCTGATTCCTCTCAAAATGTTTCGCCCTTCTGGCGTTATGACTGTTCCATTTTTGACAATAAAGATATTATCACCCGGCCCTTCAGCAATATAGCCATCTGGGTCGATCATCATAGCCCAGTTATCTTTTCCTTCAAATAACGAAGCCTGTATGTTTGCCATTTGGTAGTGTATTCTGCTTCTATTCTTGATTTTTGGTTCAAGCAATTGAGCAGGAATAGCACGCTGCGATACTAAGACAAGATTGATACCTGTGTCGTAGAGATGAGATAAATTTTGAACCGTCCACCTAAGTGGGTATGTCGCAATAATCACATTTGGTCCAGGACTAATACCAACCCGTCCTTCATAAATTGGCATAATGCCCCGGGAGACATTTATCATTACTCTGTGTTCATCATAATCTTCAAATAGATGATTATTGACATCAATTGTTCTGAAGACAGCATCTTCCATTTCATCAATGGACATTTGAACAGGAATGCGAATGAAATTAATTGACGCATAGAGTCTTTCAAGATGTTCTCTCAACTTAAATTGCTTTTTATTAAAAGAGCGTGTCATCTCAAACACCATGTCGCCAAACATTAGTGCTGAATCATATATCGATATCTTGGCTTCATCTTCGTTGATAAAATTACCGTTATAGAATACTTTTCTCATTTGTTTGCCTATTTAATTTTTCCATAAAAGAAAGTTCTTAAACAACCATTGTATTCTTTTTTTGAAAAAATACCTGACTCTTCTATGTGAATTACATCAGAAAAATAATTCAGTATTTGATCATGATTTGTAAAAAAATCTTTTCCATACGTTTGAGATGCCTCGGGATAGGTGTTAAGCGCGTGAAAAAATCCGACCCCGCCGTGATTTACGATTATTTTCTTAAAGTCTTTGAGGCTATCAAGCACGTACCACGTTATTTCCATCATCATGATGCAATCTACATCCCTGTATAGATCTTTATTTATAATGTGTGATTTGATAAAATTACAATCTGGGTAGAGCGTTCTTGCTTTAATGATTGCATTTTCTGATATATCAACTCCTACGCATCTGTCAGTAATTTCTGATATTTTTTTGGTGTAGTGTCCGTGACCGCACCCTAATTCCAAGACGCTTTTATGATTATTTCTTTTCAAGATTTCTAAGCCAATTAATTTTTCATTACTATTGCGTTCTCTAGTAGATTGTTCCCAAGGATCATCAAAAATCTTATACATTTCGTCAAACTTGCCAATCAGATTACCATCTTTAATCACATAGTCTTGGTATTTCATTGTTAGCTCATCTTCTTATTATAAATTAATTCGCAGATTTCTAAATCATTTAAACTGTCTATTTCAAAATTTTTCCATGGTTCCATCAAAGAAACATCAAATTTTCCATGTATTCTGTTTTTTGTTTTTTTAAAAGAATCTTTTCGAAATACGTAAATTGATCCATTCTCTACAAATTGATGTTTTCTATCTTGACGTCGTTGTCTATTTGTGTAATCGTAATTGACACTCTCAAGAGTATCTTTGCTATTTTTTTGCCATATCAAAAAATCTTCTAATAATGCACCTGAAAAAACAGCATCAAGATTTTCTACTATCAACTTGTCAATTGCATCATCTATATCACGCGCGTGTCTGAGGGGTGATGTTGCTTGCAAAAAGACGCAAACATCAAAATCGCTGTGCCTTTCTATTGTGTCGATGGCATGCAGCAACGCTGATTCTGATGTTGCTACATCACTTGACAAATCACTTGGTCTTTTTATTGATTTGGCACCAAATTCCTGTGCAATTCCTAAAATTTCATCACAGTCTGAGCTGACATAGACATCGATGTCGTATTTAGATTTTTTTGCATTTTCAATTGAAAATTGAATTAGAGGTTTTCCCAAAAAATTAATAATATTCTTCTTTGGGATACCTTTGCTTCCTCCTCTTGCTGGGATAATACACACAATTTTTTTTGCCTGTTTAGTCATGCTGATCTTTCATTTTCTTTGTCTCAAAGATATTTCTTAAGATTGATGTTTGACTTAGATTAATAATCTTTGTGCCAACTTTGACTGCACTATCACCGATAATTGAAAAATCTATAGGTATGTCTGGCCAGATATCAAACCTATCGTGATTAACTGTTATTCTATCAAGATAACCAAGATTATAGTCTAAATCAACACCTGAAATGTATATTGTTTTACAGCCCATAATGACTGCAAAAGCTAACATATGAACAGCTACAGTACTTCCACTTCCATATCGTATGGAATGACCTGTGTATTCCTGTAATGTTTCTTGGATAGTTTTTCTTCCTTTTATGATGTTTTTCATATTTTTAATGCAACAAGGTGCAACATTAGGACATGTTTTTCCCTCAAAATGACGCTGATCATAGCCTAAAAAATCAACTTCTAAAATTTCATCTGAGATGTCAATTAAATCAGTGCTTCCTGAATACATGACACTATCACCGTTCAATAGGCAACCTCCGTATGTCTTCATAGAGTTGAATCTATTATAGTAATTTTCAACTGTCATGCCTGGGTTTGCAAGCACCCAATAATTGGGTCTTAAATCATCTAAATTAAAACCAATGTTTTCCAGTAAAATGTCTATGTCATTACAGCATAATACAACTTCTCTATTTTCATCATAATTTCTTTTGGAAGTTATTAACTGCTCTATTGTGGATTTCGCGCTAGGACCATTTCCAACTACATAAGCAGTTTTTCCTGCGTGTCTATTAATAATATCTGGCATTTCTAGACGCATTTTCCTCTTAATCAGTATGTCTTGTCATATTAATTTATTTAAATTATTTTCCAAGTATTACAATACACATCACTCCATGATTTTGGTCCTTGTGGTCCAAACCAAACGGAAGGTGCTACAACTTTTTGTTTTTCACTTAGTGCTGCTCCCCACCAACTGAATGTGCTATTTGAAATAATTCCATTTTTACAAGACTTCATTGTGCTTAAATCTTGCAGATCATCAATTGATTCGCTAAATTCAAATTGAGATGAGGTAAAATTTTCCTTGCACCACTGTATGTCATCACTTATAATGATGCATTTTTCTGGCGTAATAAATTCTAAAGCTTTATTGTAGTAATCAACCGTACATACAGGATGAACATCCTTGAATTTAAGATAATCCTTTCTTCTTACATGCAAAAACGTGTAATCTTTGTATAGATCGTTAATATCAACTACAAATAATTTACGTATGTAATCTTCTTTATTTCCAAAATATTTTTGAGATTGAAAATACCCATCAAGTAGTAAATTATCAATTTGTGGTATTTTTTGATATTCAAAAGATGGTTCAACATATTTCCTGTATTCGTTAACTTTCAAGTTATTAACAGAAACTTTAGAAATATTCTTAAAAATAGTTGTGGGATATTTTGCGATGTCATAAGACGTTGAAGATCCCCATAGATCATACGTGTACGCATAATCAGTTCCCACATCTTTAGCCAAAGATGACCCTGCTGCGATCTGAAACATCATGTTTCCTAAGCCACCCTTCACGGCAGAGACTATCATAGCTTTTCTACCTGATTTATGATATTGCAAACGTAATCTATGTCTGCACCTGATAAATCTTGATGGTTTGGTAAATAAAATCCTTGTGCATTGATAATATCACCATTTTTCAAATTGCATGTGCCGTACACACGCGTCCAAAATGGTTGTCTAGCCATTGAACCTGCTATAAGCGGTCTAACCTCTATACCATGCTTTTGCAAGATTTCAACAATTTTCATTCTATTGTTAGACACATACGGGTATGCAAAATTTGAGATAAAATCATCAGGTCTTCTGCAAATTTTTAGAAGATTTTTAGTGAGATGTGACTCATACGTCAAAAAATTGTTATTTCTCTTCTTAGAGAAGTCATCAAGCTTATCAATTTGTCCAATTGCAATGTATGCCTGCAAATCTGTTGATCTAACGTTCATGCCTGGATAATAAAATGTGTACAATTCATCAAATTGATTGATGTTGTACTTTGTACGATACTCTTCCTGGATGTCTTTTGACCAATCTCTTGCCCAACCGTGTGACCTCATTGAGTGAATAATTTTATGTAAATCAGAATCATCTGTGCACACAAAACCACCTTCAATTGAGCTTAAGTGATGGCCGTAATACATAGAAAATAGTGAAATTTTTCCAAAAGAACCTAGTTTTTTATTTTTAAACTTAGATCCCATGCTTTCACAAACATCTTCGATTAAGATCACATCGTGCTTCTCACACAATTCAATGATCTTATCCATGTCAGGAACTAATCCTAAAACAGACACTAGTATCAATGCTGATGGCTTTTCTTTTTCAAAGATTTGCGTCAAATGTTCAATATCTACAGATAAATCTGTCAAATTGCAATCACACAAGATGGGATTCATCCCTAAAAGCATGACTGATGACACGTCTGTTAACCAACTGAGTGTTGGCACTACAACCTTATTATTTCTTAGACCATATTGCTGCAACGCTGCAAGAGACAAGAGAATTGCTGATGATCCTGAGTTTACGTAAGTTGTGTGCTTTACTCCTAAATAACGTGACCACTTCTCTTCTAGGTCAATTGTAATCTGCCCCTTAGTCAGGCGCGGTATTGGATCCGATTGCAGCCAATTGACTAAGCGATTAATGTCATTTTTATCAATGGTATCAGAAACTAGTTTGATGCTATTCATTGACGACTTCCAAAAAATGTTTGTAAGTTTTTTCAATTCCTGATGTTAAACTTGTGCTCGGTGACCAACCTAGATTTTGCTGGATAGACACATCTAAAACTTTTTGCTTCATTCCGTCAGGCATTTCTTGATTTGTCACAAATCTTACATCAGCATTTAGCACATTTCTAACAATTTCATGATATTCTAAAATTGTGTGATCTTTACCTGTGCCTACGTTCATTATAGACGGTATTTTGTCGAAATTATCCAATGCAAAGTAGATAAAATTGGCTAAATCTTCTGCAAACATGAATTCACGTCGTGCTGTACCAGAACCCCATATCTCAACATTGTCATTAGTCAATTTTGAAAAATGAATTTTTCTAATTGCTGCAGGTAGCATGTGTGATCTTTCTACATCAAATTTATCCCAAAGTCCGTAAAGATTGCATGGAATTAGTGTCTTGTAATTTAAATTTAATTGTTGCGTTGCGTATAAGCAAAGCTTTGTAACAGCCAGTTTTGATATAGCGTAACCTTCGTTAGTTTCCTCTAGTTTGCCTGATAGAAGATCTTTTTCGACAAGAGGATTAACTGCGTCTTTTGGGTACATGCAAGAGCTTCCTAAATTTATGATCTCATCTATACCTGCATGCTTTGCCGCATTTATCAAATTAAATCCCATTGCGGCATTATCATAGAGATAACCGAAAAGGTTATTCATATTTGATTTTATTCCACCAACGCGAGCTGCACAATGAACAATAACATCTGGTTTGTTTTCTTTCAAATACGTCATTACGTCTTGAGAATTGAGTAAGTCTAATTCAGAGTGCCTCGGTGCCAAGATTTGGTATTGTGATGATTGAGAGTGATTTACAAAATTTTTACCGACAAGACCTGTGCTGCCTGTTACAAGTATTTTTTTCATATTTTTAATTTCTCCACAATCTCAACAATTTTTTTCTTTACGTGTGCACTAAAATCAACAAATTTTAAAGATCTTGCGTAGTTTTCTTCAACATAAGGAAGCATTTGATCGTAAGTGTCTTCTTTAAGATTTCTAACTGCATTAATTGTCGCTTCTAGTGAATTCACTAAAATTAAACCTCTAGTATCAAACCAGTCTGCGATGTTATCACACCCGTAGTAGATTGGGATTGTTTTTGTGTAGATAGCATCTATTAATTTTTCTGTAAAGAAGTTTTTTTGGCGACTGTTTTCTATGCATATGTGAAATTGACTATTGAACAAGACGCTCTTGTCACTCTCTAGTATGGGATAATTTTTAGGATTTGTTAGATTTCCTGAAAAATTACCTGATATAAAAAAATTCTTTTTAATACTTGTTATAGCATTCTCATTTTCCCAAATTGCACGTCTCAACATGTGCCCTTTCGTTATTATTTTTCCACCACAAACAAATGATACGGCAAAATCTTTTTGAGCGGGAACATAGTTCTTGACCCAACACGATCCAAACTCTAACAAATGAGCATCAGGGATTCGTTGTAATAAAAAATCATCGTGAGTCAAAAGAACATCATATGTCTTTTTGTAAAAAAAGATTGCACGATTACGTTCATCTTGAATATCATTTGGTTCGATTAGATAGACAAAACGTAAAACATCATCGCTTTTAGATGCTGTAGGAATTTCATTAACATACAGCTCAATCTGTTGAGAACAATTTAAATCAAACGACACAAAATCACAGAATATCTTGATAGGATAGCTCATTTAAGCAATCCTTTATGCCTCATCTCAGACAAGCTTTTTTCATAATTACTTTCAGCAATGGGTTGTGTTTTTGCCCAATCAACAAATCTTCTGATACCTTCCTCAAAATTAACTTTAGGAGAAAAACTTAATTCATTAGCACGTGTTAGGTCTGCAAAATTATGCCTAATGTCACCTGCTCTTTTTTGACCAGTTACTTGAACAGGAGGCATTACATCAAAATGTCGTGATAATTCATTAACGACGTCAAGAACAGTTTTTCTTGTTCCAGATCCAAGATTAACAATGATCTTTTGATTCTTATTGTATGACATTCCTAAGATAAGTCCCTCTACAATATCATCAATAAAAATAAAATCTCTGCTCATTAGACCATCTTCAAAAATATTGATCGGCTCTTTATTGAGAATTGATGTTGTAAATATTGACAAGATACCCGTGTATGGGTTAACTAAAGATTGCCCAGGCCCATAAACATTTTGAAAACGAAACATTACAGCTGGAATATCACCAAATCCTATCGACAACAAATTTTCTTGTGCTAACTTAGATGCTGCGTATATTGATCTAGGCTCAGTTAAGTCAGTTTCTTTAGAAGCCTTTGGATTTCCTACAGCGTCTAAAATTGCATCACCATAGACTGATCGGCTTGACGCGAGAACAATATTTTTTGTTTTTATCTTTTTATTGACAATGAGATCGTTTAGAACAGCAATTGACACAATATTAGATCTGCAGTGCTTCTCTGCTTCATACATGGACTGCCCTGTTCCAGTTTCTGCAGCCAAACAAACTATAGAATCGTAAGTTTTGTTCATCAACGGTGAATATGTGTCAACATCAGCAGCATCTCCTACAATAATATTTGAGATGCTGCTGATGCTCGCATAAGTTGGAGATGTTATTGCTGGATCTTTACCGTGAACTTGATCACTCAAAATATCGATAACGTCAACTTCCCAGCCAATCTTGGCAATTTTTTTGATGAGATTGCTTCCTATGAAACCTGCGCCGCCTGTTACTAAAGCTTTCATTATTTAGAAATTTTATCTAAAAATTCATCAATGTTTTGGCTATTCAAAAGTTTTTTTAAGTTCATGATTTCGCTATTACTCTTATCCCACCACTTGATTTCAAGCAATTTGTCAATAACATCTTGTCGAAATCTTTTCTTTATTAATTGTGCAGGATTACCACCCACGACGCTGTATGGCTCAACATTTTTCACAACATGAGAATTTGTTGCAATTATTGCGCCATCACCAATCTTTACACCTGACATTATAGACACATTGTCACCAATCCAAACATCGTTACCAATGACAACATCACCATTGGTTGTTCCATGGCAAAACCTATCATGTCCAAAAGTTTGCATTTCTACAAACCCAAAAGGGTAAGTTGAAACATTTCTAGAATCATGATAGCCATGTCCTGCATAAATTTTAATGTTTGACGCAATGCTACAAAATTTTCCAATTATAACATTGACACTTGGAAATTCTTGTGAAAAAACAATCTTAATGTTTTGATGTCCATATGTGTAAGGACCTACAGACATGCTCATTTTGCACCCTTGATCAATACGCCTTGTCCAGTCGGCATTGAAAGTATAAAATGAGACTTGCTGGCTGCAAATGCGTTATGAGAAGCGCGCTGGTGCTCACATCCTGGAAATCCATAGTCATCAAGAACTACTATCCCGCCGGGAACTATTCTATCCCAAAGATGCTGTAGACAATCAATTTCAGGTTGAACAGAATTTAAATCAACAGATAGAAATGCAATTTTTTCAGAATTTATTTTTGTTAGTGTATCAGGAACGTAACCTCTGACTATTTCTAAGTTCTTTTTTGTGCCATGATGCTCAAAGAACTTATCGTACCAATCACCATAATCGCTAAAGGTATTTCTATCATGATAAGCAGGACTTAGACCTTTGAAGCTATCCAATGCATAATATTTCTTGTTTACTTTTTCAAAGTCTGTAAATGAGTAAATAGATGAAACAAAATAACCAAATCCTGCTCCGCAATCTATGAAATCACCATCAAATTTTAGAGCGTGTTCAGCTGCCCAACAGATCGTGTGTATCCTCCATCGTATGTCATAATTTCCGAGATACCTCATGAAGTCTGTCTTAAGAACACCATCATAGGCAGCAATAAATCTATCTTCTGTCATAAAGCCTAAATTAGCATTAGACGATACAATATCACCTGAATATGCGAAACTCATATTACCCTCACTTTGAAAAATATGCTAGCTTATTAAGTCCCCACATTGTGGCTGGTAAATCAAAAATTTTGCAATCATTAATATTTTGTGTAAGATAATCGTTTTCTAGTTCTGTAAGATAGGGACTATTAAAATTTTTTGTCGTCATGTAGTCTTCAATTACTTCTACCGTTGAATGGCCGGGTCTTACTGACATATCGTAGCCATACAGAGATTTTCCATTCCAGACACTTCGATCTGATGTATGTAAATCCTCAATCCAATATTGACCACCTTTTTTTACAAATGGAAATATTGACCCAAAGCTAATTTGTTGGTGCGATACAACGTGTGAACCGTCATCTATAACAATATCAACTTCTCCAATTTGCTGCATAATGTGGTCGAGATGTTGTCGATTTGATTGATCGCATCTAATTGTTAGAACTCTATCATTTTCATGATGTTTTTGATCATCTATATCAAATGCGAATATACGAGAATTTGGAAAAAAATCATACCACATCTTTAGAGATGGCCCACCGCCAACTCCAATTTCAAGAATTGTAAGCTCTTTTTCTCTAATAGGAGCAAAGTACTGTGAATACACAGTTGTAAAGTGTAGTCGTGGACCGTGATGTCCATGCTCAGGTGCCTGCGTGCCCTTATCAGATGCATATTTGTTTGCAAGAAAAGTCAAATAATCTGTACTCATACAAAATTTTTCCTCTTATAATAATTAATTTCCCATTGATGTTTTTGGCTTGTTACGTTATTAGATACTTGCATATCATGCATTCTTACAGTAACGCAAAAAGTACTTATTAAAATTGGATTTCCATATTTCTTTCCTAATCTTATGTGCATGTCAGAATCATTAATAATGACTAGATTCTCATCAAATAAATTCAGGTTATCTTTATCATTTATGAAGAAAGATACAGATGGACACCCTAGCAGAGTTTTTATATCCTCATTTACATGTGCTTGAATGAATCTTGTTATTAAACTCTGGTTCTGGTAGTAATGATTGAAACTTACACCGCCCCATTTTTTATCAGGATTTTTATCAATTGCATCAGAAATAATTTCTAGTGTTCTTACATTGCAAAACCAATCATCCATGTGCATTATTTTGATGTACTTACCATTTGATTTCAAAATACCTTCATTCATGTTGATCGAACTGTTTCCAACACCTCGATCATTCTTGTAGTATTTAATAGGAAGATTCCACTTGCACAAATAGTCTTTAATAACATCGTCTTTAGAGTGATCTGTAACGATAATTTCATAATCTTGAAAAGTTTGACTTTCTATGCTTTTTAGGCAATCTTCAAGCATTTCACAAGCTTTTCCACCATACTCATAAGTTGGAATAACAATACTAAACATCATGTTGTTTTATGTTAAGGGTTGGTAAATTGATCTTGTTCTTATGAGGTTGTCAACTCTTTGCTGCTCTTTTGAGTTGATGACGTCGTCGCTTATTGGGTTCCAGCGATTATAAACATACAAAATATTTGGAATGTATTGATACCGCCCCGCTGCCATCTCTAGCATAGGTATCATAAATGAAACATCCCATCCTACTTTAAAATATTCACCATCTTCATCTCGCAAATCTTTATCATCTATTGCATTCCACAACTTGCTCTTGAAGGTTCTCAAATGACTAGAAATAAATGGGTGCTTTCGATAATCATTTCTTTTAATAATTTCTTGTGGGAACTCTCTTGGAAATGAGAGTTCACCTGTTGGCCACATTACAAAGCTTCCATACGTCAACATCAAATCATTTCTCTGCTCGTACACTTGATTAATAAGCGCAAGAGAATACTCACAAAACAGATAGTCATCCCCATCAACTACTGCTAAAATTGCATCAGGTGATTCATGACTTTTAAGTATTTTGAAACCTTCTACGATATTGTGTAATGCTTTTCGATTATGATCATTGCACACAACTCTAAACCTTGGATCATCAAAATAATTTAATAAATTATCAATTTTTGCACCAGTATTGTCGGTACTTGCATCATTATAGATAATGCACTCAAAATCTTGATGCACTTGATTTTTGATTGAAAAAAGACATTTTTCAATCCAATTCTCACAGTTAAAAGCAGGGACAACTAATTTAAAATGCACTTTATTTTTCCTCAAAGTTGGTGCTAGTATTTCTACGATAAAGGTAAGGAGTTTCAGCTAAAATTGATGTCAATCCTAAATTTGCTGTAACTCTAAAATTAAAATCAGAGTCTTCACTGTGCAGTACTCTTATACCGCAATTTGGTGGGTTGAATCTATAACCTAAGTCCCAAATTCTTTTGTAGAACATGGCACTTACACCTGCTGTTTCAAAATTTCCCGTAAAATAATGATTGATGCCAGGTGTTTCAAATCCCTTTATGACTAGCTGCTGTATTTCTGGTCCATGCCCAAAACGCAAAGTCTTTGGTTCCAGGATTTCTTTTCCTTGAATTACTTCTTCTTCTGACCAGCATGAAATAAAACCGCATAGATTATGCGCAGTTTTTGTAGATACAAGAGCCTCAAGTTGTGCGCCGATTCTCCATCCTAGCGAAATGTCATCTGCATCATGTGATGTGCAGATTACTGCATCTGTCGAGGCAAATGCCGTATTTAAAGCATTCCACTTTCCTGAATTTTTTGATATTGGAATAAATCTAATTCTATTATCACTAATTAAATTTATAATTTCTCTAACAACATCTTGATCTTTAGAGCCATCATCTACAACCACAATGTCTAAATTGCTGTACTTCTGGTTGACAATACTTTGTATTGATTCTTTCAAAAACCTAGTGTGATTGTAATTGCAAATTGCAACACAAACTTTTGGTGTCATTTTAAAATCTCTTTTGAATTGATGTGATGATTTTATAATCTCTTCGGTGACGTGATCAAAAAAATCATTGGCTAATTACAAACGGGTACAAAGCACTTATTTATTATTTTTGTAATTTTATAGAGGCGGTTACATGTGCCTCCTGCAAGTATAACACCTTTCATAGGTTCTCTCGGGTCTTATTAGATATCAATCCACTCTCTCATAACATCTGGGTGTTTGATGCTTTCAATCATAACACTCGGCGTGGGATTGTTCCAATCAATCTTACGGTGGAAGATCCAGCCACCCATCTCTTGCTCAAGGCGGGCAGCAAGCTGGTCAATCTCATCATCACTTACGTCAGCCCAAGGCTTATTGAAGAACATGTTGTTCTCTGCTGTATCATCCTGACTGATGTTGTACATGCTCTGCCAGTGACGTGACCAGTAGTTCTTGTAAGTTCTAATCTTGCGAGGAAGATTGAACCATGAATAGTGGTAGACACCAGGTAAGTTCTGGATCACTGCTGTCAGCCATTGGACATACTGCTGCCTTGCTGCAGGATCTCTCGCAGCAGCTTGACGCAATTGTTCTGTCTGCTGCGTGTGGAAGTTGACATTTGGAACTAAGTCACCAGTGCTTCGTGTGATGTAATCACAACCATCTGATCCTGGTGCAGAGTAGAGGTCACCATTCTCATCTTGTCGACGTAGACTTGCAGGAATGCCATGTGTGATCTCTGGGTGGTTTCTACTCAGACGCCACTTCCAGGGATTAATGTCGATCCGGATCTTACCCTTGCTTCCCCAGAATTCTGTAACAGGTAGACAGATGAGATTGACGCTCTTGGGTGTCGATGTGAGCAAATTGCGGATCTTCTGGTAATCATTCTCATGTATTACTTCGTCGACGTCCTGCTGCCAGCAGAAGTCACCCGTGCAGAGATCACGAGCAGCTGCCTTCTGCATACCATCAAAGACAGAGTGTCGTGGATGGTTCCAGTCACGCTCGATCTGCTTGATCTTGAGCTTTGGGTTCTCATTTGACATCGCAGTTAGGACATCCCAGGTACCATCTGTCGATCCCCCGTCGACGACAACAACCTCATCGCAGACATCCAGAAGAGACGTGATCGACTCGACGAATGGATAGTTTTGATCGACACAATTGTAGGTCGTGCTGTAACCAGACAGCGTCGGTTGCTGCTGGATCACATTATTTATGGCCGCCCAAAACACATCAGGCCTACCCTTCAAATAATCACAGACGTCATCTGGGTTGGCATTCCACCATTTTTCTGCTGCATGCTGCACGTTATCGTTGGTGACGACTTCGCATCCAAGAAGCTTTGCCTCGATCACCATTCTTGGGCATGTGTCGCCGCCGCGTGGGAGGTAGACAAATCCCTCAGATCTTGACATGACGTCAAGTAGCTCCTCATATGGGACATCCCAGTAGCTCTGGAACTTCTTTCCGTTGTCCTCACACCACTTCACAGCGTCTTCATAGCCTTTGATCCACGACTGTGACCCGAGGACAATCCAACCGCTTCTATCAGTTGTCTTGCTCTTAAGCTGCTCAATCTTCTCAAAGAAGCGACTATCAAATACAGAGCTTAGGACATGCGAATTCCTGTGACCCAGCAGATTGGGGAACCGCTCTGTATAGCGAGCGCGCTGCTGCTCAGACATCCAGAAGATCGCATCCGCAGCCTGGTAGAAGCCTGCAACCATTTGACCTAGCTGGCGCTTGTGGCAGTCGCACTCCTGTCCTGTCTCATGCTTGTGCTTCTCAATTGAGCGGTGGAGGCAGAACTTGTAGTCATACTCAAGCACTGCATAACGAAGATTGGCTGCGATGACTGGGATCAGCGACCAGTTGATGGATGAGAAATTGCCAAAGATCCAGAAAGCATCAACGTTCTGCTGTAAGAACTCAACTGTTAAGTTCTTTGCATGAACTTTCTTGACAAGTGTGGGTGATGCTTCAATCAGTGCATCTGAAGTTAGTTCGGCACCGCCGGCATATTGTTCTGCAAAGAGGTCAGCAACAAAGATAATCTGTTTTTCCATGAACAGATTGTATTTCTGGCCTCATTGTAGTTAACGAGTTGTGCCTACTCTTCCTATCTTGCCGTCTGATAGGATCTTCTTGATGTCTTTCGCCAGATCCAGAACACCCTGCCTGAACGGATCGATGAAGACGTATGCCGCGGCGACGATGGCGATGACGATCACGCTGATGAGCAGCATGTACTCGACGGTGGACTGGCCTTCCTCGTCTTTAAGGAGATTTAATATTTCGTCTTTCATACTGCCTCGATGTTTAACATTGAAATTTGAACGCCGCTATGGATTTAAGTTGTTTTCTGGAATTTCTTCCCAAATTCTCGGTAGCGTCCAGTTTTCTAATAATGATTTTTCCAAAAGAAAGGGAGGAATTCCAACATAGTAGCCATTGACATCGGGATGCATGTTCATCCAAGTGTCTATTAAATTTTGACTTACGTCATTTGAGAATATGATCCATTTTCCAGTCATTATGTCACCACCATGGTTACAACTGTTCCTGATGTACCTACGCCTCCTGGCAAGCCTGAGGCTCCGGCTCCGGCTCCACCCGTTCCACCATTTGCAGTAATTGTGCCTAAAGATGTATTTGTCTTAGTTACGACACACACATGTCCCGCTCCGCCGCCCCCACCGCCGCCTGCATTAGCAGTTCCTGTGAATGATGCGTTGCCTCCATTGCCTCCGTTAGCAGAGATTGTGCCATTGTTGGTAATCGTATTTGCAGCGATATAAACAAGGCCTCCGCCTCCTCCACCCGCGCCACTGACGCATGTTCCGCCAGTTGGATCGGCGCCTCCGCCGCCGCCTCCGGATCCTCCTTTCCACTGTGCTGATCCTGCCGCGCGCCCCGCGTATTGTACTGCGGTTGACGACCAGCGTTGAGACGGTGTGATTTGTGTGCATGTTCCACCAGCTCCGCCCGCCTGCCCGGTGCCGCTCGCGCCCCCGGCGCCGCCCACGGGCAGCACTCCGTTGCTATTGAGTGATACTGTTGATCCTAAAGCAACCCCAGCATTTCCAGCGCCAAGTGAACCGCGAGAATTTCCTCCAGCGCTTGACTGTCCATCAAGAAAACCGGTTGCGCCAAGCCCTGTGCCTGGTGTGCCGCCTGTTGCATTGTTTCCATCATCATTAATAGATCCTCCGGATTCGATAGTGAGCGTTCCTTTCACAAAGATGCGGAAGCCGCGGGGCTTTAGGATGCCGGTTGTACCGATAGTGAGGTTATTGTAGTGCTGCTCACGCGTCATAGTCGTAGAGGCGCTGATTGTAACATCACCGTCTGATCCGTCACCAAAAATTGCGTTTGTATAGCTTGTTGAGAAACTAAGATTAGTTGATACTCCGGCTCCACCATTGCTGATGTCGAGATAATAACCTCGAGCTGTTCCTCCTTGTTCGAAGAAACGAACCAAGTTCCGGTAGACGTCAATTGTGACGCCCCCATTAAGAGTCGTGTTGGTGACTGCTTTGTTGAGGAAGAGCTCTCCGCCCTCGTCTCCAGAAGAGTTCATCAAGCGTATAGTTCCACTTGCGTGGATCTCATTCGTAGCGACGATCGACCCTTGTGTGTACAAGACAGCATCAACTGGATCTGTAGGGATTACAGGGAAGCTTGTAGAAGTGTTTGCCACCACGAGTGTTCCTGTTATTGCGTTTCTTGATGTTAAAACGCCACCTGATCCAACACTTCCAGAGATAGTTCCAATTAGAGCCATTTTAGCCTCTCATAATACATATCAGCCTCGGCCTGGCCGAGGCTGATATGATCAGATTAAAATAATCTACTTCTCATCAAGCTCAGGAACTGGTTCGAGGACGAACTTGTAGCGCTTACCCGTCTTGTTGAAGCGGATTGAAAGGAAATCCTCTTCCTCGATCAGGGTGTAGTCACCTCGATCATTCTTCAAGTGTAAGTCACCTGTGTAGATGTTTGCCCAACGGTTGTTTGCTCCGCCAAGATTATAGGTTACATCAACGCTAGGAATAAGGCTTCTGTTAGCAGTGATTGTTCCGCCGGCGCTAGATCCTAAGTTGATGTTTGTAGTAGAGTTAGCACCGCCAGACGTTCCAATGTTGATCGTCTTAGTATTGCCTACACCTGGATCACTTACAGCGATGTTTGCTGTTGAGTTTCCTGTTGCACCACCAACATTAAGTGTAGTTGCTGCTCCTGCAAAGTTAACCGTTGTCGCTGTAGTGTTGAAGATGTTCTGCGTTGTTTGATTACCATTAAGAGTTCCACCTCTAATGGTTGTTGTTGCACCGCTGGTTGCTCCTAGACGAATGAATGTCGCTGCGCTAAAAGCACGCACATCTTCTACAGTTGTTTCTAAAATGCTAGCAGAAACTATCAGTGCAGGTGCCTTAAATTCAACTTTGTTGCCTGCGCTACCTGATACCTGGAGGTAGTCTGTTCCTGCAACTTCAAATACAACATTTCCATTTGATCCTGGTGGGCCGGCTGCTGCATTCAAGAAGAGATCACCACCTGCGACTGCTGAGAGGACGCTACCATCAGATGATGATATGAAAGATCTTCCAGCTGCACCGAGCGTTCCACCCACTTCAAACTTACTGGCGCGGATGGGAAGATATGTCAAGCCCGTGTTTGTTGTTTCAGATCCAGCATTGACGTCCTGACGTCCGGATGACCAGACTGCTTCTGTCCCGTTTGTGTCCTTCACAAAGACAAGTGCTTGATTTGTTACACCAGAACCTGAGGCGATTGCGATACCACCATACCCTACCGTACCTGGCGCACTTGATGAAGCCATATAGATAAGTGGGTCTTCAACAATCAGATTTGTTGTGTTGACTGTCGTTGTTGTACCGTTGACTGTGAGGTTACCAGGTATCGTCACATTATCACCACTGAGGGTGATTGCTGTTGTGCCGCCATTTGACTTTATGTCATTTCCAGAGACTGTAAGATCACCGTTGACCGCGATCGATCCATCAGTGCCATCCAGTGTAATGCAGAGGCTCTGGTTAGAAGCTTTAATCTGGTTGCTTCCAACGATAATGCCCTGTCCTGACCAGAGATTACCAGCTACCTGGACATCGCCTGGCGTGGCACTGTAATTGAGAGAAATGTTGGTTGTGCCACTGCTGCCCTTAATATCATTACCTGTAACTTGTAGATCACCCTTAACCTCGGTCAGTGTATTGGATGTCATTGTGATATTGACATTACCATCCGAGGCCTGTATGTCATTTCCT